AAGTCGCCCACTTCTGTAAGTGGGTGATGAATGTTGCTAAAAAGTAGTGAAAACCAAACTACTAAAATTAGCCATATGAATGGTAAAACTGGGGATGGAACAGCCCTTTGAGCGTGGGGTAATCTGGTAACAGAAGTTACCTTGACCACGAAGCCACCACTTCTATAAGTGGCGGTAGTTCACAAATACATAATAGATTGGAAGAAGAATATGACAAAGTTTTATGATACTTCTGCATTATTAGAAAATTATGATAAGTTATTTTCAGATTCTCAAAAATTTATTATAAGTTCGCAAACTTTGATTGAGCTTGAAAATATAAAAACATCGGCTAATAAAGATAGCGATATAAAATACAAAGCAAGAAGATTGTGTAGGATTTTAGATGAAAACATCGGGAAATTTGAGGTAGTTGTTAATACAGAAGTTGATTTAGGTATGCCAATAACACCTGATAATATTATTTTGACAACTGCTTATAGATATAATAAATATTCTAAACCTATTGTTTTTGTTACAAATGATATTGCATGTAAGATTATTGCCGAAACGGTTTATGGTCTTTCTGTTAAAAGCATTGATTTGTCAAATATGGATGATTATACAGGATACAAAGAAGTGATAATGTCTAATGAAGAAATGGCTTATTTATATGAAAATTTGGACAAAAATGATTATGATTGTTTAATAAATGAGTATTTTGTGATTAAAAATGTTTCGGGCGAAATTGTTGGTGTAATGAAATATGATGGTCAGAAATTTGTTTCCACTTGGAAGAAAGGTTTAAAAACAATAGCCTTTGGAGACACAATAAAACCTAAAGATGTATATCAACGTATGGTAATTGACAGTATTATGACAAATGATATTACTGCAATTTCAGGTAAAGCCGGTACGGGAAAATCATTTATTTCTTTAGTTTCAGCAATGTATTTAATAGAAAATGGTAAATATGATAGAATTGTAGTGTTGTTTAATCCTACTAAAACTAAAGGTGCAACAGGTTTAGGATATTATAGTGGCAATGCTTTAGAGAAGGCAATTCAAAGCAACATAGGTCAAACTTTAATTTCAAAGTTTGGAGATAATTTTAATTCTTTAATAGCGCAAGATAAATTAAAACTTATTTGTATGACTGATATTAGAGGATATGAAGTAAAAAATAATGAAATTTTATTTATTACAGAATGTCAAAATACATCAATAGAACTTTTAAAACTATGCCTATCGAGAGCTAGTGAAGGCTGTAAAGTGATAATTGAGGGTGATTTTGATACCCAGGTGGATAATTATGCTTTTGAGGGAAGCAGCAATGGATTAAAAAGAGCAGTTGAAGTTTTTAAAGGTGAAAATATATTTGGTTTTGTTAAACTACAAAATATTTATCGCAGCCGCATAGCTGAGCTTGCTGAAAAAATGTAAATAGAGTAAATTTTAGTTAAAACGCCCATTTTGGGCGTTATTTTTTTGTGGATTGTGAGGAAGAAGAGGATGTGATGTATTGACTAAAAGTAAAAATACAAATAAATCAATCAAAGAAAAAAAAGAAGTAAAAACAAAAATATGTATATCTTGCCCTGCAGATAAGGCTGAAAAACCCGTAAAAGAATTTTACGTAAGCTATAATCCCATACATGCTGATGGACGATTGCCCATGTGTAAAGATTGTATTATCAAAAGTTGCTTTTATGAAGATGGCTTTGAAATTAATGTAGAGGGTTTAAAAAAAATTTTAAGACAACTTGATAAACCTTTTATTGAACCTTTATTGCAGTCTTCTATTGATGAATATAACAAGTCTTTTGGTGGGAAAAGAGCCAGAAAAGATATCAGAAAATTAATTATATCCTACTATTTTAAAAACATAAATAGTTTACCTCAATATAAATGTGTTAATTGGGAAGAAGGTATCGCCCTAAATGAAAAAATTAAACGAGAACGCAAAGGTTCAAATTTAATAATTGAAAATGGATACGATATAGAAAAAGAGAGCAAGCGAAATAAAAAGGTTGATGAATTACCAAAGTATGATTTAGATTATTCAAAATTTGAGGTAACAGAAGAAATAATAAAATTATTTGGCGGTGGCTTTACTAGGCAAGAATATAAGCTTATGTGGGATAAGTATAACTTTTTAAAACAAAGTTATCCTGATTTTACAACTTTACATATAGAATCTCTTGTTAGTTATGTAAGATTAAAAGTTAAAGAAGAGCTTGCAATTGCAAGAGGAGATGTAGATGAAGCTACAAAATGGGGAAGTGCTGCTGTTAAAGCAGCCGAAAAAGCTAAAATAAATCCAAGTCAAATGAGCCAAAATGATTTAGAGGGTGGTATTAGCAGTATTTCTGAGCTTAGTCTTGCTATTGAAAAAGCAGTAGATGTAGTTAAAATACTGCCAAAATTTAAATTTCGTCCTAATGATGCTGTAGATTTTACAATTTGGTGCTATATTAATTATTTAAGAAAGCTTGAAGATAAACCACTTTGTGAATATGAAGATATATATAAATTTTATGATGAAAGAAAGAAAGCATATCTTGATCAATATGGTGATCCATATGGAATTTTTACTGATGATCCTACAGAAAAAAATAGAGAGGTTGTTGAGAAATTTATTACGCTACCATCAGATTATGATGAATTAATAGAAAATGCCGAAGACGAAAGTGATGGTGGGGTTATAAATGAATGATTATAATCTTAACCAGCCTGTTAATGTAATTACAGAATCATCATTGGAAAGAAATTTGCATAAATATATAGATTTTTTGAGCTTTGTTCGTTGGTATCCTGATTTATATCTCGATTTAATAAAACCAAAAGATGGCGGTATTCATCTTCATTTTGATCAACGTGTTTTTTTGAGGGCAATGTCAAGGTTTTATGCTTTATATGGCTGCTTTCCACGTGGATTTTCAAAAACTTACCTTGAAATTTTAGAATATTTTATTACGGCTGTTGCTTATCCAAATATAAGTTTATCTGTAACGGCACAAACGAAAGAAAGTGCTGCTGATTTTTTAAAAGATAAATGTGCTGAAATTTTAAGACATTATCCTATGTTTGAGAATGAAATAAAAGGAAAGCCAAGATTTCAGCGTGGTGAAGCTGAGATTATATTTAAAAACGGTTCAAAGATAGACAATCTTGCCAATTCACAAAATTCAAAGGGACAGCGTAGAAATAGACTTCATATTGAAGAATCCGCAATGCTAAACAATGAAGTATTTGAAGATGCTTTAAAACCTGTTGTAGAAGTGCCAAGATATACTGCTGGCAAACTTGCCATTGCAAATCCCGAAGAATTAAATAGACAAATTCATTTTTTTACAACTCCCGGATTCCGTGGAAGTAGTGAATTTGAGAGAAATTTACATATGATAAAAAATATGATTGATTTAAAAGGTGATTTTGTTATTGGAGCAAATAGATCGTTACCTCCTTGGTATGGCAGAGGTTCTTTGAAAAATGAAATTCTTGAAAGAAAAAAAGTTGAATCTCCTATTGCTTTTGCACAAAACTATGGTGGCGAATGGACGGGTTGTAGTGATAATGCACTTGTAAATATTGATAGGCTTTTGAGTTGCAGAGTTTTGAAAAATCCTATTTTAAAAGCTGAAAAAAATACTGATGAATATTATATGGGAGTTGACGTTGCACGTTCACAGAACACAAATAATAATCAATCATCTGCTATTATAGGCAAAGTTAATAGAAATCCTGCGACTGGTAGAATAATATCTATTGAAATAGCAAATATACATAGTATTTCTAATGTATTAAGTTTTGATGAGCAAGCAATAAAAATAAAAAAAATAGCCAATGAATATAAGCCCAAAGTAGTTGTAGTGGACGGTAATGGTTTAGGAGCAGGTTTAATTGACGCTCTTTTGAAGGAGCATATTGATCCTATTACAAAAGAATCGCTGGGGTGTTGGGATACCATAAATACAGATAATAAACCTGAAAGTGAATACGCTGAAAAATGTGTATTTGATTTAAAAGCTTCGGGTATACAAACGAAAATTATTACTGCTTTTGTTGATTGTGTAGACAGTGGAAAATTAAAATTACTTGAGAAACGACAGGAAAATGATTTCACTGATAAAGATAGAGAAAATTTTGAAGAAAATATCCTTCCTTTTATTCAAACAGATTTATTGATTGAGGAAATTTCTAACTTAAAAGTTAAATATGGAAATAATAATAATTTATCTATAGAAAAAGTAATAAAAAAGATAGACAAAGACAGGTTTAGTGCGTTAGCTTATATGATTTTTTACATTTATGAGTTTTGTTCTTTTACAAAAAGAGAAGTAAGCAAACAATTTGATATTTCTAAATTTCCATTTAGGGCGGCGACATCTTGTAGAGAAAGGTGGTGAGGCAAGTATTGCCAAAAACAAGTAATAAAAAAACAAGTATAAAAACTAAAAATTCAAAAAGTAAAAATAATGTAGTTCCGACAAATAATCAGGTCGAATCAACTTCTTCGGCGCTTGATTATGCGGACTTTTCATCGGCCATATCTAAATTGGTATTACGGGATTTAACCCAACAAAAGAGAAATCCAACTTTTTACAAATACACAAGAGATCAGATTGCAAATTATATTAAAGATCCAGCGAGAAACGAGAAACAACTTAGAGATGCAATAATTTATATTTATAATGCCAGTTCAAATTTCCGAAGAATAATTCAGTATTTTGTAGGGCTTACTAACTGGCAATATATTATATATCCTGATAAGTTAGATACAACTACTGCAAAACCTGAAACTATTAAAAAACAGTTTCAAAAGACAATTAATCTTATATCTACAATAGACATAAAATCGCAATTTCCAAATATACTAACTGTTTGTTTGCGTGAAGATACATTTTATGGAACAATATGGCATTGGAATGATACTATAACAATACAACAACTTCCATCTGATTATTGTACTATTTCTTCAATACAACAAAATGTTCCAAATGTATCATTTGACTTTTCATATTTTGATACATATTCAGATTATTTGCCTCTTTATCCTGCTGAATTTCAAACAAAATATAATTTATATCGAAGCAACACTACATTATACAGATGGCAGGAGTTAGACGCACCTAATTCATTTGCGGTAAAAGTAAATAGTGATATCTTGGCATACTCAGTACCACCTTTTGCTGGTATACTGGAAGATTTATATAATCTTATAGATTACAAATCGTTACAAATGACAAGAACTGAGCTTGAAAATTATGCTTTACTAGTATTAAAACTTGGAAAAGATAAAGATGGAGCTTGGGACATGCCATTTGAAAAAGCTGTTGAGTTTTGGCAAAGGATTGATTCAGAATTGCCACGATTCACTGCAAGTGCTATGTCTCCGATGGAAATACAGAAAATAACTTTTGATAAAGCTAATACAACTGGAGATGATAAAGTTGCTCAAGCACAAAATGCATTATTTGCCGCTACAGGTATATCTTCACAGATATTTAATGCTGATAGTGCTTCAAGTAATGCATTATTACAGTCTATAAAAGCAGATCAGGCTTTTACGTTTGAAATTGTTAAGAAAATTGAAGCTGTCGTTAATCGTTTCTTGATGAATCAATCGTTTTCTAAAAATTTTAGAGTGAAGTTTTTAGATGTGAGTCGTTATAATGAAAAAGATGTTGCTGAACAATATTATAAAGCGGTAACAGTTGGAGCACCTGCAATATCTTTGTATTGTGCTAGTATTGGTATAGGTCAAAATGAATTAAATGGATTAAATTTTTTGGAAAATGATGTTTTAAATTTGCCTGAAAAATTTATTCCTTTGCAGACTTCACATACACAAAGTAATAAAGGTGGCAGACCTCAAAAAGAAGCTGATGAATTGACAGATTCAGGAGAATCTACCAGAGAGGGTGAGAAAAATGACTTCTAAACAAAAAACAAAAAAATCTAAATTTATTATAACAAATGATAAATATACAAAAGAAAAATTATTAGAAAATGGATATAAACTAATTTCTGTTAATGAAGACATGTATGTTTTTGAACAAAATCCTTCTCTTAGTTTTTCTTTACAAGACAATTTAAAATTCGCATATACAAATACTCTTGTTTTTTAGTTCGTCACCCACGGGCTTTCTTATTTTGCTTTGAAAGGCGGTGAGATAAATTGAACTTAGAAGAAACGATGTTTAATCAAGCATCTTTAGTAACTACATATGAAGTCGATGAAAGCTTTGATAATGAAAAGTATATAAAAATGAGACTTAGAGTTTGTCATGATGGTGTTAACCCCAATAATTCTAAATTTACTATTTCTGATATTGACAAAGCCCGCAATTCGTTAAAAAACATTCCTATATTGGCGCATGTTATCAATGAAGGTGATGAGCTTGATTTCGGAGGACATGATATGGCGCTTGAGGAAGACAAAATGAATGAAGGTGAGTACCGTATAGTATACAAAGAAATACCGATTGGTATCGTACCTGAAAGTAATAATTATACTATCGAAAAATATAACGACAAAAATTATGTTTATGTCGATTGCTGGATTTTTCGTGGATATTCAAATTATGCTGAAGATATTATCGAGAGAGATAAGGATATTAAGTTGTCAATGGAAATTTTAGTAGACGCTTATTATTATGACGACAGGGATAAAACCTATCAAATAACTGATTTTAGATACAAAGGGATAACACTTCTTGGTAAAAAGCATGGCACTGGCATGGAGCATGCTATGGGTACTATAAAAAGTTTTTCTACTGAAGACATTGATTTTATGTCTAGAGAAGTAGAAGAACTTATTGCTAAATTAAATAAAGGCCACGACTCTGAAAACAAAGTTGATATATATGAGGCACAAAAAAATGTGATAAAGGAGGGTGTTGATTTGGATGAAAAGATGAAACTGCTTGAAGATTATAACTTATCAGTAGAAAGATTAGATTTTTCTATAGATGATTTAGATTTAGAAGAATTGAAAGTTAAACTTGAGGAGTTTAAATCTAAAGCGGAGAACAAAGACAAAAGTGCTGAAGAAGATTTTGCGCTAACTGGACAGTTGATAGAAGAGTTGGTTAATAATCTTGCTTCAATAGAGACTATTGAAAGTGAGTGGGGGCAAATTTCTAGATATATCTTTGTTGAATGCGACATTGACAAGCAAGAGGTTTATTTCTGGGATAGAAATGATTGGAAATTATATGGTGCTTCATTTATGAGGAGTGGCGATGCCGTAAAAATTGATATGGAAACCAAACAGCGTATGAAATTCGCTATCGTACCCTTTGAAGGTGAAATTGATAGCGATTTTTCTTTAAGAAGTGTTTTTGATGACATTTTAGAAAAGGCTACTTCTTTACTAGAAGAAAAGTTTAATGCACTTCAATCTGAATTTGAAACTTACAAGTCGCAACACATAACCCCGGAATCCGAAGTTGAAGAACTTAGACAATTTAAACAGAATAAGCTTTCTGAGGAATATGAAGCCGCAGTTGAAGCAATTTTCTCTATTTATGAAGAAGAACTTGCAAATAATGAAGAGTTTATTGCTCTTAAATCAAATTACAGCGAAATGTCTACAGAGGATATTGAAAAAGAGTGCGATGCAATTTTAGGTAGACAGGTACGCAAACAAAGTCAAACATTTTCAAAGAAAACAAATAAAAATATTGTCGCACCGAAACTTCCTGTTCATACACCTGATCGTGATGTACAAGTGTATGGTGGGATTTTTTCTGTGTATGGAAAAACAAACAAAAATTAAAAAATATAGGAGGTAGATTTTAATATGGCATACGGAGTTGTTAGAAAAGATAATTTAGCTGGAACTTATGATGGTACTAAATTGGTTTCTTTAAAATATTTTGTTGGTACTGATGAAGCAGCAATTGAAAATGGTATGGTTGTAAGACTTGATGGACACGTAAGCGGTCAGCGTGAGGTTTATAAAGCAGTTACACCTGCTGCTAATACACCTTTGAGTGAGGTTGCTTTGGTAGCAAGTCCAGAACTTATATATGACGAGAGATTGAAAAATCTTGATGATTTTATAAACGAAGAGGGAAAAATTGCGACTGGTTATATTCTCGATGCTCCTGGTCAAACATTTGCTGTAACCTCTACGGTTCTTTCTGGTTCAAATATTGCTGTTGGAGATTATGTTGAATTACAAGCAGATACAAAGTTGAAGGTTGTTCCAAAGACCACTGGTGTAACTTCTGGTTCAACTAAGGTCGGAGTTATTGATGCGATTGAAAACACTGGTAGATATACATACTATGTCATTCGTGTACAGTAGTAAAAAAGTAAAATAATAAGGAGGTTAGTGAATTATGGTAATAGATAAAAACGATATTGTAAAATTAGCGGTAGATGCTTATAAAGGCAAAGTCGCAGGGAATTATTCAATAAATGATAGTATGGATGTTTTAAGAGAGGCGTTAATAGATGCTAATAATGGTAGCACAAAGCTTGATATTAAAGCTATAAGAGATGGGAAATGTGCTGGACTCTTTGCTATTATAGAGCAAATTATACCCAAAACTGTTATCGAAGGTCTTCAAGGCGATGAATTCTTTATGAATTTTGTTGAATATGTAAATACTGCATTGGGGAACAAGAATGAATTTTGGGTTGAAGATAATACTTTCTATGTTGTTGATGAGATTGCTGATGGAACACAGGCTCTTCGTAGGCAGAGAATTGGTGGTAAAACACCTGTGACAATTCCTACTGTGAAAATGGGTGTTAAATTTTATGAAGAGTTGGATCTTGTGCTTGCAGGACGTATAGATTTAAATGATTTTATAAATCGTGTTGGTGTTTCTGTAAGACGAAAGATTTATGATAAAATTTATACTGCATTTACTGGAATTACAGCAACTACTATAGGTGCTACATATTTTCCTATTGCTGGCTCATATGATGAAAATAATCTTCTTGACTTAATAGCGCATGTTGAATCTGCAACAGATAAACCTGTTACTCTTGTTGGCACAAAGAAAGCTGTTCGTAAATTAGCAACTGCTATTATTTCTGATAGTGCTAAAGAAGATTTATATAATATCGGTTATTATGGCAAATTCTACGGAACACCTATTATAACTGTTGCTCAAAGACACAAAGTTGGAACCACAGAATTTTTGTTTGATGATAGTGTAATCTATGTTATTCCTACAGGTATTAAACCTATTAAGTTTGTAACCGAAGGTGAAGATTTAATTCTGCCGGGCGAGGCTACAAAGAATCAGGATTTAACTATTGAATATCTCTATTATACAAAGAATGGCGTAGGCGTTATTGCAACTGAAGCCTTTGGTATTTATGATATGACATAATACAAAAAATAAATAATTAATAATTGTCTGCTTATATGATAAGTGGTTTTTTTATGCTCTGCCGAGGTTTTTCTTGGCAGAGCATGTTACTTTTTCATAAAGGAGGTAAGTTTATGAATTTTGATATACGTCCGATTTCTAAAAAGTATTTTAGTCATACAGTGCCTCAAAATTTTATACCTGCCAGTGCAACGTTAGGTTCGGGAACTAATGGCACTGTTACTGTTTATTCAAATCAGCCTACAACAGACGTTGAAATTGAAATTGTATTGGGCGAAGATCCTGAAACTCCGTTGAGCGCAGTTTTAGAAGATGGTGTTATAACAGTAACTCTTGCTACAACCGATGATTTAACTCCTACAGCAGATTCTATAGCTAATAAAGCGTCTTTAATAGCTGCTGAAATATCTAAAATAGAAGGATTTACTGCTGTGGCCAGTGGGAACGGAACAAGTCCCATTACTACTGAAACTGATACTAATATTCAATTTTCAGACGGTCAAGAAGGAACACCTTGCCCAGAGGTTGGCCTTGGTTTTGTAACAAGCAATGGTACTTATTATGTTTGTACTAAAGCTGATAATTCAATTTATAACAATGGTTGGAAAACATTTGTTTTAGGTGAGATTGCTGTTGATTAATAGTTTTAAATGAAGAAAAGGGGGATTTTATATATGGCAACAAAAAAAACAAATAGCAAAACAAATAAAACTATTTCTAAAAAGACAAATACAATTGTTAATAAAAATGAGTCTCCTGTTGAAGAGGTTCAAAATACTATTCAAGAGACTAAGCTTACTAAAATTACAGCAAGAAAGATAAAAGCAGATTTGGATTTAAATATGCTTATACCTGTTGTAAATGGTCATCGTGGAAAGCTAGTTTATAATGGGAAAAAATCTGGTGAACACATTGAATGGGAAGATTTTGGCGATGAACAGCTTATGGAATTAAAAGAACTTAAAGATGCCAGAGCTTCACAAAGGAAATTTTTCGAAAATAATTGGTTTTTAATTGATGATCCCGAAGTATTGGAGTTTTTGAATGCTGGTGAATATTATAGAAATTCTATAAATGCTGAGAATTATGATGATATTTTTTTTAAGCCCGTACAAGAAATAAAAGAAACAGTGTCTCAAATGACACCTGGGCAAAAAAAATCAATGATGTATAGAGCAATTGAACTTATAAATTCGGGTAAATTAGATTCATTAAAAACCATTAAGGCGCTCAAGGAGTTGCTGGGATTTGAAATAGATGAAGGATAGGCGGTGAAGTTATGGGCACTACCTATGATGAGATTATTGAAATTTTTATTGATAAAATTTCTGAATACGATTGGTATAAATATACAGATATTGAAAGAGATGAAATTATTGAACAATATATGTTTTCAGCATGTGCTAAATGGCGCAATAGTGGTGTTGATTTAAATGATAGGGATAACGAAAACAGAAGGTTTAATATAAAACTTACTGATGAGCAAATTGATATTATAGTCACTGGCATGATTGTTGAGTGGTTAAAACCTAAAGTATATGATTCTGATAAAATGAAAACATTTTTAAATACAAAAGATTATCGTTTAACAAGTCCACAGGGGATTTTGGATAAAATTATTCAGATTTACGAAATAGCTAAAGCTGAATTTAAAGTAATGAAAAGCGAGTATTCGTTTAATAGATGGAATATAAACGAGGTGAATTTTTAATGTTTTTAACTAAATGCGGAGTTATAACAGATGAACTTTTTAAGAATTATTTAGATCGACTCGTACCTAGATTTTTTAAGATTTTAGCTTTAAATGATGAACAAAATCCTACTCTCATTCAATATATAAAAAGTTTTCAAAGGGAGTTAGTTGGCAGTAAAAACCTCGTTAACGTATTAAATAACGATGCTCGTTTTTTAACTTTAATTAGCACATTGCAATATTTTATTGATAATGGCGTAAATAATTCTGAAGTTAAGAAATGTATTTCAATTAGTAAACAGCTAAAAGAGCATTACTTCTCCAATAATAAGAAAGGGGGATTGTAATGGCTGATTATAATTTGTTTAATTTAAGAATAAGTAGTTACGGTAATACATATCGTGAAAGGTTTATCAATAATGCTAAAGAAGATATTATTAAAAACTTATGCGAACATCCTAATTTAAGAGATGTTAAAATTAGTGGTCAAAATCGTAAATTAGTTATTCTTTCAAAAGATAGTGTGGGGAACTCTCCAAAAGAAGTTAAAAAGATATTATCACTTCCCGGCGAAGGTTTTAGGACAGGAGAATATGTTGAATTTTTAAATCAAATATGGCTTATAAATTATGCTGATATAGATGATGAAATATATGTTAGTGGCTTGATGACGCTATGTCCTAATATATTAAAATTTCAGGATTCGAGTGGCGCAATCCATTCTTATCCTTATTTTATAGACACTGCTTCTTCTTCTTTAGACGAAAATAAAATAGTTGTTACTTCAGACAGTACAAGATTAATAAAATTGCCGTTTGATAATATTACTCGGCAATTTTTTATTGGGAAAAGGTTTATGGGAGAAATATTCAACGGCGTTCCGCAAATATGGAAAATAACAGATTTGAATAGTGAAAGTGAAAGAGGTTTGTTATTAGTTTTATTAGAAAGGGATGAATATAATTCTTCAATTGATGATATTGAAGAAGGTATTTGTGATAAGTTTATCCCCTCTTCCCTACCTGTTGTAAGTGATGATATTCAAATTACTTACAACGGGAAACCTGAAATTCGTGCCGGCGGAAATTATAAAAGTTTTGTTGCGAAATATTTTAATGAAAACGGAGAAGAAGTTGATGATGTGGAAACTACATGGTCTGTTACAGTGAATCCGCTTTTTGAAAACAATATTTTAACTAAAATAGATGGTAACAAGATTAATATAAAAGCAGAGGATATTCTTGGCATTGTTGGGCAAGTTGTGACATTGGTCGCTGAGGGTAGTAATAACACCACAGCACAAGTTGATATTGCGGTTGTTTCGTTGATTTAAGGGGTGGTGTGGATTGTTTGATTCGGATATTTCAAAAATGAAAAAAAAAATTATGAATGCATTGGTAGAAAACGAAAATATTGTAGCCGCCTTGGATGTACCTGAAATAGAAGATCCATATGACCTTATTTATACTCACATTTATCCTTTTCTTTATATGCCTGATATACAAGAGAAAGCCAAGGTGTATATTACAATGAAGCTTGAAACAACAAAGATATTTTCAAATGATAGGTTTAAGAATGCAATTTTAACTCTCTGCGCTGTTTCTCATAGGGATAAAATGAAAACGGAGTGGAATAGCACTAGAACAGATCTGATAGCTGGTTTACTTATAGATGAATTTAATTGGAAAGATCTTTTAGGGTTTGAAATGGAGTTGTCGTCTGATACTGAATCACCCCTTGATAATACCTACTATGTAAGACAAGTTGTTTTTGAATCAACCGTTAAAAATTATACGGGGTGCAAGTAGCGTGATAAATTTAAAAATAGATGAACTGAAATTATTTCGTGGACAGGATTATCAGATTAATGATTTTTTAACAGTGCACCATCCAACATTGGGAGAAATATGTGATTATGGAGAAAAAGAAGCCTATAATGTTGTTAACATACTGTGTTCTACTCCGTCAAATTTTCAAGTTCAGTTAGATGATATGGGATATAGATTTGAAGATATAGACGAATTTGTATTTTTTGGAACGCTGTGTACGTTATTGCCACAAAAAGATACAGAATTTTTATTAGGAAATGTGAACCTGTCTTCATATACTTTGTGTAAAAATAGCGAAACTTCTGAAATTATATTGTATAGTGAAACAGAAGATAGAATTATTAGAGAAGTTGATTATCAACTTATGACTATATTTTTACGAAAATTATTTGGTTTAAAAAAGAGAGTTGACCGATATGGCAATGAAATTACTAGAAGAGAGTGTATTAATGATGAACGCCGCATGATGAAAGAGAGGGGCGAAGAATCCTATAAGTCTTATTTGGCTCCGTTGATTTCTGCAATGATTAATTGCGAAAATTTTAAATACGATCATAAAACTGTTTGGGATTTGCCTATATATGTTTTTATGGATTCCGTACAACGAATACAAAAAATTAAAAATTATGAACAAATTATGATGGGGGCATATACAGGAAATATTGATTTAAAAAAGTTGCCGGAATCGGTTTTAAATTGGATGGGAGAGCTTGATTTAACTAATTAAGCTCTTTTTTTATATTACAAAAACAAAGGAGGTAAATAATTATGGCATTGGATGCTATTAATTTTGACACATTAATTCTTGAAAAATTTTTGCGTGTAACTGGAACAGATATTACTACTGGTGAAGTGCAGTTTATGTTTGATAATATCAAAGATGGTAATATTGAGGGCACAGAAGATACAGAATACATAACTGGTGCTAATGGGGTAAATCTTGTTGCACTTGCTAGAAATAAAACGTGTACTGTTACGTTTAATCGTGCGTTCCTTAGTTTTTCTACTCTTAGTGCTCAAACTGGTTCTCCTGTATCTGTTGCTTCTGCACAGAATAAATTTAAAGTTCCTAAGGTAGAAATAATAAAAGCAACTTCTGCTACTACAGCAAGTGTATCTGGTACACCAATTGCAGGAACCTTAAAATATGTTTACACTTTAAATGACGATGGTTCTTTAAAAGATAAATTTACTTTAACCACTGATAGTGTAACTGCAGGTAAATTCACTTTAAGTGGGTCGAATTTAACTTTTGCTGCAAATGCATTAACTAGTGGTCAGCAGATATTGGCAGTTTATGATGAAGAAGTTACTGTTGGTAAAAAGATAAGCAATAGAGCTGATACGAAAGCAATTTATTCTTATTTGATTGCTGATCTTGTTTGTTTAGATAGGTGTAACAACAATACTAAGTATATAACAAGATTTATTATGCCTAATGCTAAAGTAAGTGGCAACTTTACAATTGACGTAGGAAATACTGATACTGCACATGCGTTTTCTGCGGAAGCTATGCCTGCCGGTTGTGGAGTAGATCCTGTTTACTTTGATTGGTATATAGTTGAAGATTAATTTGGTGGTGAATGGTATGACAAAAGAATATTCGCACGAGTGTATTGTATGCGGCAGAGGTTATAACTCTTGTTTTCGCTGTGAAAAAGTTGAGTCATGGCGCAATATTTGTTGCTCTGTTCAATGTTTTCAAAAATATTTAAAAACAACAGAAGACAAACCTGACACAGAAGTGCGGGAAGAAATTAAAAATCATCAAGAAAAAAATAAAATAAAAAAAGAAAATTCTATAAAGAACAAAGTTAAATAGACAAATAAATAATGAAAAAAGGGATAGGCGGTTAGTTTACCTGCCTATCCCTTTTTTTAATTTGTTGATAAAAGCAAAATTTTATGAACGTTTGAAGGAAGGGATGATTTAAATAAACGCCGGAAAAAAGTTTGAGAATTGTTTTAAGGCCTCTGTGCCTGACTATATGTATTATCATAGAATTGCAGACCCGCCCCAGAGTTTTGGACAAGACAGCGGCAAACTTAGATTTTCAGCCAAAAATCCTTTTGATATTATATTATACTCCTTCCCCACTCTTATTCCATTGGAGTTAAAATCTGTCAGGAGTTCCAGTTTGACGTTTTGGCGTGAAGATTATAAAGGCAATAGTTTTAATATAAAAAAACATCAGATTGAAGGGCTTAAAAAAGCCTCTTTTATAAAAGGGGTTATTGCCGGGTTTGTAATTAATTTCAGAAATACAGAACATACATATTTTTTACATATTGATGATTTTTTAAAATTTTCAAAAAAGGCTACAAAAAAATCTATTAATGAACAAGATGTGATTGAAAATAATGGACATTTGATTGAACAAGAAATCAAAAAAGTGAATTATAGATATAACATAGAAAAATTTGTTGAAGAAATACAACAAAAATATATTTAAGGAAAGGGGATATAAATTAATGGCTAAGAGAAATAAAAAAGATAATATTAAAGAGGTAAATTTGACAAAGATTGATGAGTATATAAAAGAAGTTGCAGATAATGTATTTGAATACAAACCTTTAAAAATAAAAATTGATAATGAAAGTTTTAAAACAATTTCTGAAATGGGTATTCAGGTAAGAAATGTTATACCTTTGTATGAAATGGTTGAGTTTATAGAAAGTGTTGTAAATAACTGTTTTTTCGAAATAGAAAATGAAGATGGTATAACTCTAAAATATACGCCTTATTATAAAGATTTTTTCATAGCTCAAAATATTTTAAAATATTTTACTAATATTAAAGAACTTGATGTTAAACGTATGGAAAAATTGTTACATGGTAAAGGACATGATATTCTTACATTAGTTGAAAGTAACATAGATTGTTCTCAGTTGTTTAAAATCAAAGAATCTATAGATGAATTAATTGAATTTAAAAAGCAAGAAATTTTAAAACAATCAAAATGGGATAATTTGGCTAATGGTTTAAATAACATACTTGATACTATTGACGAGAAAATTAAAGAGTTTAATATAGATCAGCTTTCTGAATTAACACCTGAGATTTTAGAGGCTTTGAAAAAAAATTGCCCGCACACTCGTGGCTTCAGCCATGAGTAAGTGGCACGATAATAATTGACAAAATAATAATATAGATGTAAATGCGGCTAAAAACATACTAAATGAAGGATTGCGATTATTAGCAAGTTAAATATAAATGAGTACCGTAAGGGACTACGGGATTTCAAGCCTGTGGAGATGGAGGTTACGAAGTCTAAGAAGCAGGAATTTCTAACTGTGAGGTTAGAAGCCTACGACTTCAGTCGTGGAAGGTTCACGAAAAAGAAGGATATGTTGTTACATTGTATTTTAGTGAGGAAGTAAGAGATTTATTATCAAAACTTAAAAAATATAGAGAAGAAAATAATATTGATGATGGTGGTTATGTTTTTTTTAGCAATATAAAAGGTAACATTAAACCATTAGAAACTGCTACTTTAAATAAATGGTGTAAAAAAATTGGAAAAATGATTGGAGTTCCGACATTACACCCTCATGATTTTAGGCATAGCGGTTCTCAAATTTTAAAACTTAATGGGTGTCCTATAGAAATAATATCTGAACTTTTGAATCATCGAGGATTAGATGTTACAAAAAAGTTTTATTTGCGACAAGACAAGGCTAAATTGCAGGCAAATAAAGATAAATATGGAATTTAAAAAATTAAAAAAGAGGTGAAGCTATGATAAAAGTACAGGGCAGGACATTGCAAATTTCCGCAAAAGAAAGTTTCATAGGCTTTGAAAATGACAATTTAGTGGAAACCCGTCACTTTGAAATTACAGACGAGTCATTATTTAATTTTGACTTCAAACTTGATATGAAGCACACTGGCGGCGTAAATATTGTTGACCTGCCGAAAGAGTATAAAGAAAATAGTATAATTTTAACGTGGGAAGTTCGCAAGGAACATTTACCCGCCGGAATATTATATATCCAACTTAGGGCGTTTAATGACAATGAGCAAGTGTGGCACAGCGAGCAAAAAATTTTTAGAGTGCCTGAAAGCATAAACGCAACCAATTACTTCCCCTCGCCCCTGCCCTCCGAATTTGAGCAGATGGAGCAGAGGGTTACACAAGCGAAAAACGAAACTCTGATTGCCGCTGATGAAGTGGCTGAAAACACTGGTATTGTAAATGCAAACACGCAATTAGTATTGCAATCAAAGAATATAGTTGAAAATTTAGCTCAGGAAGTAGCTACAAACACTCAACAGGTTTCCGATGATAAGAATGAAATAATCGGATATAAAAATGAAGTCGCAAATAATACTCAAATTGTTTTAGCTAAGGCTGATATTGTGAATTCACAGGCACAGTCTGTTGCTGAGAATACAGGAATAGTGGTTGGTTTGGCAGAACAGGTGTCGCAAGATGCAGAAGAAGTTTCTAATAATACTCAAACGGTATCGGAAAATATGCAAATCGCTATTGATAAAGCGCAAGAAGCGTTGCAAAGTGCCGCCGCTGCGTTGCAAAGTGAGATTAATGCTAAAACGAGCGAGGACAACGCGAAAGAAAGCGAAACGACCGCATATGAGGCTATGCAGACGGCTGTGCAAGCTATGACCGATTTACTTAATATGTTAGGTACGGATATAGCGACATTGACAGGCGGCAAATTAACTCCGTCACAAATACCAGCTATTGCTATTACAGATACGTTTGTAGTGGCTACTGAAGAAGAGATGTTAGCATTAGATTGCGAAACGGGAGATATTTGCATACGGACAGACGAAAACAAAACATACATTTTGCAGGGCACAGACCCGTCAAAGTTATCCGATTGGCAACAGCTTAAAACACCTACAAATTATGCAGACGAAGCAGGTCATGCAGTAACAGC